CCCCACCAAACCCCGCCCCGCCCCCACCCCCAACCCCCCACCAAACCCCGCCCCGCCCCCACCCCACCCCAATCTCCACAGGAAATGAAGGTAGTCACCGTCTATAAAACTACTAATATTATAACCTCTGTTTCCTATGGAACATATATTCTATATAACCTATATCTATATATAGTATGTATGTATAAGTATGTATGTATAAGAATATGAATATAACAATCTCAATACCAAATGATGTAGAAGTTAAACTTAAAGATGTTACTAATAAGTCTGGGTTAATAACTAAATTATTAAATGATTACTTTAATAAAGATGAAGATCCTAACATTTTAAAATTAAAATTAAATGAATTAACAAACAATTATAATAATAAGTTTGATGAAATGAATTATCAAATTGAAATTAAAGAGAAACAATCTGAAGAAGATAAAAGATTAAAGTTTGAAGAAGAACATAAAGAAGAAAGAGTTAATGAAGCAGTTGAATTAAGAATGGAAGAGATGAAGAAAAATAAACACGAGGTAACATTTAATAATGAGAACACCGAGGAATAGAATCAAGGGAATGTTAAGACAAATGTTTTTAAGAAGTACTGAAAGAAGTGAATGTTTAAAGAGAGATAATTATTCATGTGTTGAATGTGGAATTAAGCAATCAAAAAAAAAGGGGCGGGTTGTAAAAGTAGAAGTGCATCATGTTGACGGAATTAAAATGTGGGATGATGTTATTGAATTGATATGTGATGAACTATTGTGTGATATATCAAAACTTCAAACACTATGTAAAGAATGTCATGATGACAAGCGATGATTGATGACAACTAATAACTAATCAATCAACATCAATCATCAATCAACATTGATTAACATTGATCAATGATTAACAATCAATCAAAGCGAACTTCAACGAATTGCAACAGATTAGTAAGCAGATCCCCTCACACAATTTTTAAAAAATGGAATTAGACAAATGGCAGAAGCAAGTAAGAAAGACACAAGGAAATATGTGCATATGTGCTGGCAGACAAGTTGGCAAGTCCACAATCATAAGCGAAGATGCTGGAGAGTATTCTGTAAATAACAAGAACAAGCAAATTATGATTATTGCTGCAACAGAACGGCAAGCCCTATTATTATTTGAAAAAGTCTTATCTTACATTCATTTAAACCATAGAAAAGCAATTAAGAAAGGAAAAGACAGACCTACAAAACATGAATTGAAATTAGAAAATGGATCTATAATAAGATGTTTACCCACTGGAGATTCTGGATACGGAATAAGAGGATTTACAATAAACAGACTTTATGCAGATGAAGCCGCTTTTATTCCAGAAGAAGTTTGGGCAGCTGTAACCCCTATGCTTGCAACAACTGGAGGAGATATAATACTATTATCTACACCATTCGGTACACAAGGATATTTCTACAGATGCTTCAATGATCCTAAATTCACTAGTTTTCACGTTAATACAGAAGAAGTTGCAAAGAAAAGACAAGATCCACAAAAAACTCATATGTTAGAATTTTTAAGAGATGAGGAACAAAGAATGACAAAATTACAATTTCAACAAGAATATTTAGGATTATTTGTTGGAGGAATAATGAGATTATTCAGCGACGAATTAATCAAATCAACATGTATACTCACCCCCAAAGACAAACCTCTTTTTCAAGGGGGTGAGAATTTTCTTGGAGTTGACATTGCAAGATTCGGGGGAGATGAAACAGTGTTAACTTCGGTGAAGCGAATAAGTAAAGATAGAGTTGAGATGATTGATTTGGAAATACCAGAAGCACAATTACTAACTGACACGACAAGGTTAATATTATCTAAAGATAGAAAAATGAATTATAGGAAAATTTATCTTGATGATGGAGGAATGGGTGTTGGTGTTTATGATAGTCTATTTGAAAACCAACAAACTAAAAATAAAATTGTTGGAATTAACAATGCTAAGAGAGCGATAGATAAAGATGAAGATTCGCCCAGGAAGAAAGTTTTGTTAAAAGAAGAATTGTATTTGAACTTAGTTAAGTTTATGGAAGAAAACAAAGTTTTGTTTTTTGATGATCCTAGAATAAAACAAAGTTTACGAAGTATGCAATTTGAATATGGAGATAACGGAAACCTTAAAATTTATGGGAATTATGATCACATTTGCGAATCACTAATAAGAGCAATACATTGTTTAAAAGACAAAAGTTTAAATATATTCATTCGTTCATTCTAGCATGGCATTTACTGGAATAACCTCAACAGAAGGCGAAATTGATCAGAAAACCGGAGCAAATGTAGATACAAATTATACGGATGCAATGAAAACATTAGCATTATTACAAGCGGAAAGTTTTTTAAATATTTATACAAAATATAACTGGAGCGATTGGTATGCAACAACCCCCAATGTTGATTTAAAATATGCAGTAACAGAATGTACGGCATCATTAGTTGCAGTAGAAGCAATAAAATATAACACATTAGCTTATCCAACATTAGAAGAAGCGGAAAATTCAATAAATATATTATTCACAAGAGCGATGCAAATAGCTGAAATGTTAAAAGATCCAGATATACAAAACTGGATTGGAGATAATGATTAATGGGAGTTTTAGATTTTAACAAAATAATAAAAGAAGTTCAATCAGAAAAACTAGTTCAAATTGTTCCTGGAAGGCATGAAGGGGCAAGAAAATTATCAGCATCGGGATATACCGCGGGGGGATTAAATATTGTAGATAATTTTGCTGATGGATCATTTAATAGGGGAATTTGGGATAAAGTAATTGGAACGGGAGAACATTCGGTAAATGAAGGAAGGGGTATTTTAGAAATAAAAACCGTTGCTGGATCAAATTCTAATGAAGTAAAAGTAATTCAAACCTTAACCGGAAAACAATCAGTAGATGGAACATTAACATTTGAATGTAGAGCAAGGGTTACTGAAGGAATTGGAACTGCAAGCAATCCAAGAATAGCAATAGGATTTTTTTCGCCAACATCAGACACTATAAGAGCGGTTTTTCAAACATCATCAGTAACAGATTATAGATGGTTTCCAAGAGCAACAATTGCGGGGACATCATTGGGAGGAGCAATTGATTTTGTTAATACAGAATGGCATAACTATAAAATAGAAATCACGGCAAACACCGCAAAATTTTATATTGATAATGTTTTATTAGAAACAATAGCTTCTGCAAATGTACCAGATACAGAAAGTATTGCTGCTGGATGGCAGATTGATAATGAAGATGCAAATGTAGTAGATTATGGAATTATAGAAGTTTTGTGGAGTAAAGCAAAATATAGGAATTAAATACATTTAAATACATAAAAATACATTCAATTACATGACAACTTTAAGAACGGGACAAACAACCGATTTTTCAAATCAAGGAACTGAATTTTCTGTTGATTCTAAAGACACTGATGGAGCGGAATTTAAAGAAACTTATTATATTCCAGAATTTGCAAAATGGAATGGATATTATAGAAAAATTGCAGAATTAAGATCTGTTATTAATAAATTTGGATCATGGACTTTTGGGAGAGGAATACAAGCAGATGCAAAAAACAAAGCAAAATTAAAAGTAATTAAAGGAAACGGGAGAGAAAGCCCAAGAAGTGTTTTAAAAAATCAATGGAGAGTTGCTTTAATTTGTGGAGATTCTTTTGCACACATTATAAAAGATAAGCAAGGAAGGATGACAAATGTGAAACCTCTTAATCCTGGAAAAGTTGCAATAGTTGCAAATGCTCAAGGAATTATTGTTGGTTATGAGCAAAGTTTAGGAGAGGGAAAAACAATAAGATATAATCAAGATGAAATTTATCATCTAAGTTACGAAAGAGAAGCAGACGAAATTCACGGAATCCCATTGCCCGAAGCACTAGAAACTTTAATATTATCAAGAAATGAAGCAATAGGAGATTTAAGAATATTATATCACAGAACAGTGAAACCAATATTATTTTATGAAGCCGAAACAGATAACACAACAAAATTAAATTCTTTAGAAGCCGTAATAAATAATGCTTTTAAAAAATCCGAAAGTATGATCATTCCAGCTGGAGTTATTAAAGAAATTAAAAGATCTTCATCCCCACAATTTTCAACTAATGATATTAATTCTTTAGCTTATATACAATTTTTAGTGAGATTATTTATTACCAGTGTCGGTATGCCTGAAGTAGTTATGGGATGGGGAGAAATGACAACAGAAGCTTCTGCAAATATTATTTATTTAGCTTATCAACAAGAGATAGAAGATATGCAACTTTATAATCAAGAAGCCGCAGAAATACAATTAAACATTATATTTAATTTAGAATTCCCTGCAAGTATTGAAACCATGTTACAACAAGATCAGCAAAAAGATGGACCGGTAAAAGCTGAAAAACCACAAGCGGGGAAAGACACATGATAGAAGAAGAATTAGTAAGATTGTTATGCAATTATGGAGTATTAGGAATTTGGACTATCACTTTATTGTGGGATAAAATAAAATTCCAAAAACAAATGTTAGATATATTAACTAAACTAGAGAGGAAAATACAATGAAAACTAAACGCTCTCGTGGGCATCGTACCTCAACCCACTTCGCTAAATTATTAATATCCTATATCATTAAATATATCATGGAGGTTATAAAATGGAAGAAGAAACAAAAGAAGTTGAGGCAGAAGATGAGAAAGAAGAGGAGGGGAGCAAGGAAGAGCAAGAGATTGTAAAACAAGCAAAAGAAGTTGCTGAAACTCAAGTCAATGTAGAAGAATTAAAAAAAGCAAATCTTGAAAAAGAAGAAAAACTTTTAGAAAGAAAAGAAGCTTTAAATGCCCTGGGCGGACAAAGCCCTGCTGGAACAAAACCAGAAGCCCCAAAAGAAATGACTGATACTGAATATGCTGAAGCTTTACAAAGGGGAGAAGTAAACCCTTTAAAACAAGATGGAATTATCTAAGAAAGAATTATCTGAAGAAATAATTGCTATTGGAGAAAGTATAAAGGCACATGAAGAACAAATGAAATTGCATCTTTATGCAATAAAAGTTGATAGTTATTTTAAAACTCTAATGGAGCAAGGATTAGAAAAGTTTAAATAGTTTGGTTTTATATAATTCATATGGCAAATGAAGCGGTTATTATTACATTACTAGGAAATCAAGGAGATCCAGTTGAATACACAGTTGCTGCTGGAACAGCAATCCCAAAAGGATCTATAATGGAATTTAGTTCGAGCCCGCAAACCGTTGTTATTTCTACTGCTGATGGTAAATTCTTCGCGGGCATTGCTGCAACTGAAAAAACTGCAACTGATGGAGTTGTTAAAATGGCTTGCTTAACTCATTGTGTTGCTGAATTAAAATATTCTGCTAGTGGAACATTAGGGCAACCTCAAAAAATAAGCGGAGTTAATACAATCGCCGATGCTGATTCAGACACAATCACAACTGCAACAGAAGTTGTTGGGATTGGTTTAGAAACTGCTACAACTGGCACAGGTGCTGTATTAATAAATAGATAATGGCAGATGAAGCAACGAATATTGTTCTTTTAGGAAATCAAGGAGATTGTATTGAAGTTACTGTTTTAGATAATGCTGCTATTCCAAAAGGTACATTAATGCAATTATCCTCAAGCCCTCAAACTTGCACTGCAACAAGCGGAGCGGGACAAAGATTTATAGGAATTATGAAAGAAGAAAAAAAGGCAGATGACGGACAAACTAAAGTTGCTGTAATTACTCATTGTCTTGCTGATATGACTTGCGGAGCAACAGAAAGTATGGTTTTAGGATCTTTAGTTAAAACTGGAGCAGCTGCGAATGAAGTTAAACCGAAAGATGGGCCCGATGTTGAAGATTTTGTTGTTGGAATTGCACAAGAAACCGTGGGTGCAAATGGAACTGGAACTGTTTTTATAAATGTTGGAAAACAATATTAAACAGAAAGATTTAAATAAACTGGAACACTAAAGAAAATACAAAATGGCAGATACAATTGGAGAAATAGATATTAGAGGAGAGAATTTTGAAAGAGCGGTAAAGGGTTTTGCTAATAAATTATACAAATTATCTCAAATTTTATTAAATGAATCATCATCAAATAATTCTGAAAATTATTATAGGGAAACCTCAACACCTTTAAGTGCAACTGGAAATAGATCAGTGAATGATGTTGCAAGGGGAGCTTTACCACCAGAATTACACCCTAGTTGGACATTAGTTACAACTTACCACAAGAAATTTATGGGACAAGCTTTAATATTTTATGAAGATAGTTTAACAAATGCAATCAACACTCAAGCAAGAGCAGCTTTTAGAGTTGCAGAAGCAATTGTTAATGCTAAGGATCTTTATATTTATACTCAATTAACTGCTGCTGGATCTACTTCTGGAGTTGTTACTGCTGCTGATGACTGGGATTCTGTAACAATTGCAAATAGAGATCCAATTGGAGATATTTTAATTGGAGAGGGTGCAATGATGACAAATAATTATGATGTTCTTTCAAACGGATATTTATTAGTCAAACCGAGAGATTAT